TTCCGGGAAGGAGTCACGAATATCTGGAACAAGGTCACTTCGGTATTCTCGAATGGAGTAAACGCCATTAAGAACGGTATTTCCAATGCGGCTTCTGCCATCGGCAACGTGGCATCGTCCATCTGGGGCGGTATCAAGAATGTGGCTTCCTCGGCAGTCAGCTGGGGCAAGGATATCGTTGGCGGTATTGCAGGAGGCATCAAGAAGGGGGTGAGCTGGGTCGGCAATGCGGTCAAGAGTGTAGCAAGCGGTATCCGTTCGTTCCTGCATTTCTCTGTGCCGGATGAGGGGCCGCTGGCAGATGCGGACACCTATATGCCCGACTTTATGAAGCTGCTTTCCGGCGGCATCAAGAAAGGCGAGGGCGGACTGATCAGCCAGATCAGGTCGATGGCAGCAAAGGTACAGCAGGGTATGGAGGGCATCAGCTCCTTCAGCCTGCCGGAACTGACCCTGCCGCACTTTGATGGCTCTGGCTGGAACTTCCCGCAGGCGGCTCTGGCCGGAGGCGGTACGACCCGGACGACCAACCTTGGCGGTGTGTATATCACAGTCAACGGCTATAACGCCCGGAACGATGATGAACTCGCACAGACCGTTGCCGATAAGATCAACGGCATGATCCACGAGGATGATTCAGTCTTTAAGTAAAGGAGGAGATGCGTATGGGCTATAACACCCCAAAGCAGACAGTATCACAGTTTCAGTTAAAAGGCAGATACGCCAGACAGTATCTGTCCTTTGCAGGGAAGTCCAGCAAAGACTTCCTTTTATATTTGTCTGGTCCCGGTGTGTATGATTCCCCGGCTGCGGATGTGGAGAGTACCTCCGTGCCCGGCAGGAACGGGGACATCATCACCGAGAATGCAAGAACAGGCAGGCGCAGATATCAGAACGTGGATATCAAATATAAGGCATTTTTCTTCAATGGTCTGCCATCCAAGACAGCAGCGGTCAAGGCGTGGCTGTTATCCCCGATCGGGTATCAGAAATTGCAGGATACCTACGATCCGGATTTCTTCCGGATGGCAGTCTGCAAGGACGCCCTGGAATTTGATATCACCGCCCAGAAAGCCGCTGAGATGGAGCTGACATTCAACTGTAAGCCCCAGAGGTGGAGCGTGGATGGGCAGAGGGTGATCCGGTTGGATGGCAGGTCGACCTTAAAGAACCCCTTTGCTTTTCCGGCACAGCCCATCTTCAAGGTTTACGGGGACAGCGGCGGTGAGCTGTATGTAGGTGAGGAGAAGATCACCATCCACAGTATTAAGGACTACGTGCTGCTCAACTGTGAAACGCACAACGCTTACAACGCTTCCGGCTTCTGCAATGAGACCATTCTTTCGGATGACTTCCCGGAACTGCCGGAGGGAAAGACACAGATCACATGGACAGGCGGTATCACAGCGGTGGAGGTGACTCCTCGCTGGTGGACGCTGTAAGAGGGAGGTGCAGCCAGTGATCCCATGTTTATATGATTCCAGAGAAATGAGATTTGACCATAACGGCATTGGAAAGCTGGCAGATGCACAGTCCTGTACCGTAACGGAAAAGAGAAACGGAAGCTATGAGCTGAAGCTGGTCTGTCCTGCAGATGGCATCCACGCAGAGATGCTGGAGGAGGGGAATATCATCCTTGCCAAGCCATCCGATACCATGCAGTCTCAGCCGTTCCGTATCTACAAGATCACGACTCCGATTGATGGAAAACTGGAAGTGCAGGCACGGCATATTTCCTACCAGCTCAACTTTATCACGGTATCACCATTTTCAGTGACCGGATGTGGCGGGGCAATGCAGGGGCTGAAAAGCCATGCGGCTTCCGACTGTCCGTTTAATGTCTGGACGGATGTGGAATCCAGTGCAACCTTTACGCTGGGAGTTCCATCCTCCTTCCGAAACTGCCTCGGAGGTATGGCCGGGTCAGTCCTGGATGTTTTTGGCGGTGAATTCGAGTGGGACCGGTATACGGTCAAGTTCCATAAGGCAAGAGGTGCTGACCATAACGTCCACATCATCTACGGTAAGAACCTGACGGATTTTAAGATGGAAAAATCCATCGAGAACACGATCACAGGTGTACATCCGTACTGGGTAGACAACGAAACGCAGGCGGTCATGGAACTGCCGGAGAAGGTGGTGCTGCAAAGCAAACGGTCAATTCCTTACCAGAAGATTACCGTGCTGGACTGTACCAGCAATTTTCAGGAAAAGCCGAGTGAAGCGGCACTCCGGGAATACGCACAGAACTATATCGACACCACGGACTTAACAGAGCCGGAGATCGATATCAAGATCGACTTTTTACAGCTCTGGAATACGCCGGGGTATGAGGACATTGTGGAAGCAGAGCGTGTTTCCCTTTGCGATACGGTCCATGTGTATATCTCAAAGCTGGGCATTGAGGTCAGTTCCAAAGTCACCGAGACCGAGTATGATGCGCTGCTGGAACGCTATAACAGCATCACGCTCTCAAACTCCACGGTCAGCAGCCGGAATTCTTCTCTGACCGGTTCGCTCAACAGCATCCGGAATACAGCAACGATTGCCTATGATACGGCAGTCCGTGCGGAGACAGCAGTGGGAGAGCAGGTCGGTGGGATCACGGCATCCATCATTTATGACGGTACGCTTTTTGCTGCGCTGTTTGGACTACATTATAAAAATGAGACGGACAGCAAGGGAAACACGACCCGGTATGCATTTAATGCGGCGACTTTGAAACAGTCCACGGTCGCATGGAAGAACAGCTCTGCCGGGCTGTTTGTATCCACGGATGGCGGTAAAACGTGGGGCTATGGCTGGGAGTCGGATGACACCGCAGTCAGGACAGCGATTCTGCTGGAACAGACCCTCAAGGAACTGGATGACCGCTATAAGAAAGCCACGGAGCTTTCCGAGAAGCTGCTGAAAGAACTGGATGAGCGGTATAAAACAGCGACCGCTATTTCTGCCGAACTTCAGAAAACGCTCGACCAGCGGTATGAAACTGCCAAAAAGCTGTCCAAGGATTTATATGAGGAACTGGATAAGCGGTATGGCACCCTTACGGAAATCTCAGAAGATCTGCAAAAGGAGTTGGACGAGAGATACAGTGTGGCGAAGAAGCTGTCGGAAGATGTCGAAAAAGAACTGGATGAAAAGTACCAGCCGAGTGTCCCGGTATCGGAAACCGCACCAGAAGCCCCGGCAGCAGATACGCTCTGGGTCGATAAGAAGAACCTGCGGTTAAAGCTCTGGGATGGAGAACAGTGGCAGGCCATTGGCTATGAGCCAACGGAACCGACCGAGCCGACCACACCGACCGAGCCGGAAAAGCCGGAGCCGGAGAACCCAGACACCGAAGGAAAAGATAATGGGAACAAAGAAGAAACAGATGACAAGAAGACGGATCAGGAAGGAGGGAGCGCGTAATGATCACAAGCATTTATCAGGAAGTGGAGCTGTCGCTGACGGAGAATCTGATCCCGGTGACAGTCCCGGTCAAACAGTATGATAACAGGGCACGGAAAGTCAGATGTGTCCTGTATAACAACTCGGTGCAGTATTCCGTGCCACAGGACTGCATCGTTGCCTGTTCCGGTACCAGACCGGACGGCACGATCTTCCATTACACCAGCGAGACGGCATCCGACCTTGTGTTTGTTGAAAATGGGGCGGTCGTCTTTACGATCACGACCTTCATGACGGCGCAGGCCGGGCGGTTTCCGCTGGATGTTGTTATGCTCAGCACAGCGGGGGATGTTCTTGGTTCGTTTTCCCTCACATTGAAGGTGGAGCGGGCAGCCATCAACAACGGCAAGATCGCCACTTATACCTACGCGGGTGTGGTGGAAGCCATCCGTAAAGGTCTGCTGGAAGTGTATATCACGGATGATGGCTATTTTGCTGTTGTGTCGGAGGATGGACTCGGTTTCAGTGACAAATCGGAATCCAGCACCATCCAGAAATTCATCGAAAATCTTTTGAACTGTACGGTCACGGATGACGGTTATCTTGCTTTCACCACCGAGGATGGTCTGAAGCTCATCTTCTCGATGGATGGCGATGGGCGGCTGATCGTAGAGTTTGCAAACGGCTGATGCGGCCGGGAAAGGGGAAAATATGTCGGAATATATCGGAAATCGAATCGTCCCTCGCCATGATGGTGTCTGGGACAAGGCAAAAGAGTATGAACCTCTTACGATCGTATATGAGGAAGCAACGGGTGACAGCTATCTCAGCCGGAAACCTGTGCCGGCCGGAACGCTTCTGTCACAGGAAGAATACTGGGCGATGTGTTCCCGGTTCTCGGAGCAGATGGCTCTGTACCGCCAGAACACGGCAGAAGAAGTGGAGCAGTTCCGCAAGGATACTGCAGCAGATGTGGCCACCCTGCGCAAGATGACCGTACAGGATGTGGCGGATATCACCCAGAAGGTCGATGCCGCAAACAGTGCGGTTGCGGCCAGTAAGTCCGAGATGGATAAGACCGCAGAAACGCTGAAAGCCCAGATCAATGCCAATGTCAAGGCATCTACGGACAAGAATGCCAACTATGCTCAGGAGCTGGTAGATGTTCGTGTGGATGATGAGGGAAAGACTTATCCCACAGCCGGTGACAATATCCGTGCGATCGGCAGGGTGCGTTCCATGCAGAATATCATGAAGAACTGGGTGATCAAAAACGGTTTTGTAAACCAGAATGGCAAGCTGGCATCCTCTGAGGGCTGGCGGGCGGCACATATGGTCCCTGTCAGTGGCGGAGCGATTCTGGTAGACGGTGAGTTCGGCTATATGAGCGGCCGGGATGACTATAACAACGTGGTCTGTTATGATATGGACCGCAAATTCCTCGGCGGCTGTTTCCGGGCAGAGAGCGGCAAGGTTTATGACAACTATGTGATCACATTGCTTCCGAACACCCGATTTATTTCGGTCACCACCAATGAAAAGCTGTTCTCGAAGCTCTCTGTTTACCTTTACGACAACATGCTTCCGCTGAGATTGCTGTCGAATTATGCGACTGGATGGCAGTGGATGAACGGAAGTGTGGACATCAGGCTCACTGGCAGCAAGGTGACGGTCACATTCCCGGAGGGAAAGAGTGTATATGTCTGCCGCCGTACAAATGGTACACAGTACGAGCAGACGAAACTGGTGGCGGAAAACAGTATTTCGGCTGACTTTGCAGTGGCGGGAAAATGGTGGGCGATCTACTATGATGGTGCGGAAGTATCCGCAGACGAGACGGGAGAAAAGACAGAGGTTCCGGTCATTAAGGTGGAAAATACGAGCGGCGATAGCTGGGGCGATCTATTCACAAGGGGCCGCTTTGTTTTTGCGGTCTTTTTTGATTGGAATGTGGTGTATGCGGCTCCTTCGAACAGCGGTACAGTCATCAACGGGATCGATTATGGCAACCCAGCCAAGATTGCTTATAATGCGATGACCTGGCACAAGTACCGTTCAGCAAAGATGTTCCTCTCTACAGGCCAGCTTGCGATCGATACGGTCAACCGCACCATTCAGGTCACGAAACGTATCCTGGCGGTGGTCGATAACGGTGCTTACCTCTGGATCAGTGTCAGCGAGGAGCCGGTGCCGTTGCTGGACAGTGTGGAAGCAGAAAAGAATCACATGCTGATCCTTGCCTATGATTCATACAAGGATCAGATCAATCTTTACAATACGGCGCAGTTCCGTGCATTGGGAGTAAACGGCTATTATATCGCTGCCTGGTATGAAAAGTATTTCTGGTATCCACACATGGGTCCCTCTTTCAGCATTATGCTGGATGGGACGACTTATAAGGCTGGTGAGCTGTTCGATGAAGAGCGGCGTGATTCTTATATCGAAAAGAAGTATGAGAGCCGATTCCAGCAGCTCCGCACGGATCTCGCCGGTAAGGATTCCCGCCATATGTATCTGGCAAGCGGCGGTATTACCATTGACCAGAATGCCGGTACGATCCAGGTCAGCACCAAGTGTCTGGGTGTTCCGGACACGTTCCACTATGAGTGGATCACGGCAGGCGATCCGGTGGAGATGGCGTTTAACACACCTCTGTCTGATCATGGCATGCCGATGCGCATCCTCGCTTATGACGCTGGTACGAAAAGCATCAACCTGTACGACACCAGCCTGTTCCGAAAGCTGGGCACGAATGGTTTCTATATTGCATCCTGGTATCAGAGCAAGCTGTATAATCCGCATATCCACCCGGATGTGAAGTTCATTGTGAACGGCAAGGAATACAAAGCGGGCGATCTGTTTGCAGATAACGCGGCATCTTTCATTCCGAAGCGTATCACGGATTATGTGCAGAAAGCCATTACCCCGGCTGTAGAGGATGACATCGTGACCCCGTCCCACTGGGACTGCATGGAAGGGCGCCAGCTTTCCATCTTCTTTGACTGTCTTTCCCGCCACGATGGCAAGGAAAATCTGTATGTGCTCGCCAGAGGTACGAACGCACCGAGTCTGACCCGGAACGAGTACTGCATGAACTACACGCCGACGAAGGACAGTACGGATTTCGCATTGACCGTCCGCCGTTTGGATGAAGATGACTGCCATACGGTATCGTCCAAACCTGTTCAGGTCAGGGTCCATCATAAGCTGAAGGACAAGCTCACGAAGAATATCTGCATCTGTGGAGACTCTCTCGTGGACAATGGTTCTGTGGCAACGGAAGTGTACCGTCTGCTGGCAGAGGATAATGACTGCGTGATCCACCCGCTGGGAACGAGAGGACCGGAGGGCGGTAAACACGAAGGACGTGGCAGCTGGACCTTTGCCCGGTATCTGGCAGACACGGATTACGCCGGCAAAACGAATGCGTTCTGGGATAAGATCAAAGGCCGTCTGGATTTCCAGAAGTACTGCGAGACCAATGGCTATGAGGGCATCGACTACTTCCTGATCGCGCTTGGCACCAATGATGTGTCACAGGGCACGACACTGTACCGCACGGAAGCAGAGGTGCAGAAGTTCGTGGAACAGGCGAAGCAGTTCATCGATGCTCTGCTGGATAAGGAAACGGGCTTCCCGAATTGCAAGATCGGTATCGGCCTTTGCGGACCCGGCTCGGATTATTCTTATCAGTGCGGTTCCAGCATGGGTATCTTCCATATGAGCATCAATACGCTGAACCTTGCACTGATCAAGGCATTTGATGCTGGCAAGTACCATAAGAACGTGACCTGTTTTGCTCACGGACTTCGCACGGACCGCCGTCTCGCATTCCCGTATTCGGATAAGCCGGTGACGAACCGATTCACGGAAACCAGCCGGACGCTGACCAACAGCATCCACCCGTCCGGAAGAGGCTATCAGGCATGGGCAGACGGCTATTACTGCCAGATCCGTGCGTGGCTGACGGAGGACAGTAAATAAAACGGCATTATGCCGGGAAAGGAAACAATATGATGAATCGTCAGAAAATTCGGGGGGGGGGTACTATGTAACCCTTGATTTTCCCAAGACAGGGCCTCCCAATCTGCTGGATGAACCGATAGTGGTTGTAGCCGGAATTGTCCGGCAGAAGGGAGAATCCTATGTCTAAATTTATTGGAAGAAGAATTGTTCCGAAACACGATGGTGTATGGGATATCAATAAGGAATACGAAGAACTCAGTATCGTTCTGGATAAGGCGTCCGGTGAGAGCTATATCAGCAGAAAGCCTGTGCCGGTCGGTACTGCAATCTCGGATGAAAGTTACTGGATGCAATACAGCCTTTACAGTGCGCAGATTGCGGAAGCTGTCAAGGAAATGGAAGATACAGAAGCACGTCTCACCCAGTATGTGGATACCGCAGAATCCAACATGAACAGTCGGGTGAATTCTGCTGAAAGCCTTACTAATAGCAACAAGGCAGAGCTGAACAGCCGTATGGATACGTTGGACAAGCGACTGGATGCTAATGTGTCTGCTTCGACTGACAAGGATAAGGACTATGCAGCAGAGGTTGTGGATGCAAGAGTAGATGATGAGGGAACGAAATACGGTTCTGTCGGTTCCCATATTCGAGCAATTGGGAGTGGCAAGGGTATTTTGAAAGGTGCAGTAAATGGAAGCCGCCTGTCGTTCTTGGACATTACTCCAGAACTGGTTTGGACTGCAGATAAGTATATTTCGAGAAAATATGGTGGGCTAGATAATTTCTCTCAGGGCTCAAATGTCTATTTTGCCACGTTGGATTATATTCCGTTTCCATATGGAGGCTGCTGGCTTCAGGTATATTCTGCCATGTCCACAGTTGAAAGCGATAAATCGGGTATTGCATTTTATGATGCAAATAAGAAATTTATCAGCGGAAGCGATTACAATCGGGAAACTAAGAAACTGGCATTTTGCAGAATTCTCTGTCCAGATGGAACTGCTTATATGCGCATGACCTGTATGGGGCAGGACAATCTCGATGGCGTGGGTATCTGGTTGGATGATTATAGAATCTCAGTGGGGCATCTGGTGGATCGTGCGGTAACACATGAAAAACTGGCAGAAAAAAGTGTTGAAACGGATAATCTTGCGGATGAAGCGATAACATCAGAGAAACTGTGTGACAACGCTGTGCAGGTGAAAAATGCTGCCTTTTTGGAAATCCCGCTGGAGATTGTTTTGACACCGGATTTGTATATTGCACGTGCGAAGGGTGATTTGCGGACTTATACACCGGGAACAAACACCTATTTTGCAACAGAGGACTATCTGCCGTTCCCGTATGGTGGAAGTAAATGTCTTTTACGCGCAAGTATGAGTACAGCTTCCAATGATGTTTCAGGTCTTGCTTTTTATGATCAGGATAAAAAGTATATTTCAGGATTGAAGTACAACCAGGAAAAGGGTGGTATTTTAAGCTACACGGATTTTATCTGCCCCAAGGGTACTGCGTATATCCGCCTGACCATGTATAAAGAAAGTTTGAAAGATTTTGCTAAGATTTGGTTTATGGATACGGTCATATCTACCGGAAAGGTACAGGATGCTGCGATTACTACGCAGAAAATTGCTGATGAAGCAATCACAAAAGACAAATTGGAAAAAGATATCCAAAAAAGACTGACAGCAGGAATCAATGATCTGTTAGGCTTGAATCTCTCAGATAATCCTCTGGAACGGATTCGAAATGATGCTGGTTTAATGACTGTATTTCGCCACGTGGGCTGCATTGGTGACAGCCTTGCAAGCGGAGAAGCAGTATACAAAAAAGCTGATGGCACCACAGGAGGGAAGGATTTGTTTGAATATTCCTGGGGACAGTATCTTGCTAGAATGACCGGGAATACCTATTACAACTGGTCTAAGGGTGGACTGCGTTGTGATACGTTCCTTTCCAGTTCGCTTGCAACAGAATGCTTTGATGGAAATCATAAGTGCGAGGCCTATATTATCGGTCTTGGACAGAATGAGAACAATCGAAAGTACAAGATTGGTACGGTGGAAGATATCAATCTCAGCGACTACACACAGAATCCAGACACTTATTATGGCAATTACGGAAAGATCATTCAGAAGATTCAGGAAATGCAGCCGAAAGCTAAAATTTTTATTCTGACTGATCCATTAAAATCTGTAGAAAATGCTGGCTACAATTCGGCAGTTCGGGAGATTGCAGGAATATTTAAGAGCGTCTATCTGGTTGATCTGTATACCTATGGAACAGCTTTATATAATTCCGGCTTTCTCTACCAGCAGAAACGTGGCGGTCATTACAATGCAGTCGGGTACTTTATCTGTGCCATGATTATTTCTACCTATATTGATTGGATCATGAAGAAGAATCCGAATGAGTTCCGTGAGATTGAGTTTATTGGATTGGACAATAAATTCTATTAAATTTCCACCGTCCCTGACAGACATACCTCCCAAATGGCTGTGAAACGGTGTTCATTATAGAAGGAGTATACACAAGGCGGCATCGACCGTCTATTTTTATGCCCAAATGGGCAGGAAAGGACAAGATTATGCAGAATGTGATCGACAAGATTGAATGGATGTTCGCAGGTCTGGGTGGTTTTCTGGGCTGGTTCTTCGGCGGGTTTGACGGCTTCCTGTATGCACTTGTAGTGTTCGTGGTCTGTGACTACTTCACCGGGGTGCTTGCGGCAGCGATCAAGCATGAGCTTTCTTCTGAAGTTGGCTTTAAGGGCATCGCCAAGAAGGTGTGCATCTTTGTGCTGGTTGGGATTGCCAACATCATTGATACACAGATCCTCCAGAATGGAGCCGCCATCCGTACAGCAGTGGTGTTCTTTTATTTGGCGAATGAAGGCCTGAGCTGCCTCGAAAACGCAGCCGTTATCGGTCTTCCGGTGCCGGAGAAGCTCAAGGAGATGCTGGCACAGCTGAAGGCAGAAAAAGAGAATAAGGACGATTGATCAATGGGGAGAGGTGTAACAGCCTCTCCCTCAAATTTTAGGAGGAATGAACCATGAGTAAGAAAGAGTATCCCGCAAAACTGACGACCGGTTATTACCGTGTGCGAGAAGTCTGGGAAGATGAGGCATCCCAGTTTGGCGCGTACCGTCTGCTGGCGAATGCAAAAGCCAAGTGCGATGAGAACCCCGGCAGCCGAGTGTTCGACAATGACGGCAATGTGATCTATCCGGAAGAGGCTGTCCCAGATACCGGCGCAGATGAGAGTGAGGAGAAAGCAGTCGTGGACGATATCCCGGAAGATAAGCCGGAAACCACAACCCCTGTGGAAGATACCCCGGCGGAGAAAGAAGCTGAAGACGAAGTGGATGAGAACGAGTTCCCAACTGCGGAGGAGCTTCCAGTGACCATTGCCTACGGCAAGCTCAAGACCCTCATGAACATCCGCAAGAAGCCGAGTCTGGATGCGGAGGTCGTGGCGGTCTACAAGAAGAATGCCCTTGTGGAAGTGGTGCAGTTCTGTGATGGCTGGCTGAAGATCAAATGTGCCGAAGCAGAGGCTGGTGTCGCATATGTCCTGAACAGTGCGGACACCTATGCGTTCACAGCTGGCAGGATCTATACCGTTGTTCCCGGTGATAATCTCTGGAAGATTGCAGATAGGGAACTGGGAAGCGGCAGCCGCTGTGCAGATATCCGTGTGCTGAATGGCCTGACTTCCAATGCCATCCGGGTTGGCATGAAACTGCTGATCCCTTAAACGGCGCAATTCGACACATTTTTAGGACTTCAATTTCCTGATGCCGAAAGGTATACTTGGGAAAAGGAGAGTGTTGGAAATGAATGAAAAGCTCATGGCAGAAGATGTGTTAAGACCGTATGGCATTACGCTGTACTATAAGGGATGTGAGTATCTGAGGGATGCGATCGTCCTGCATTGGCATCGGCCGGATCTGAAACCAGGTCAGCTCTTACAGTATGTTGCAGACAGGAAAGGTGTTAAGAAGAGAGGTGTCCTCAGTGCCATTTCCACGATTTCCAGTGTAGCATGGAAAGTGAATGGGATAGGCGGTGAAAAGCCGATGTCAATCATGAAGTTTGTCTGTAGGATATTGGAAGAAGCAGACAGGAATAGAGAATAACCAATAGACCTAAAGGGGACTCGGAGTGATCCGGGTCTCTTTTCTTTTATGGAGGAAATCATTATGGGATATACCAATAGTCCACTCGTTGTTTACACCAAACTCTCCCCGAACCATTCCGGGCAGAGGACACACAGCATCGACCGTATCACACCGCATTGTGTGGTCGGTCAGCTTTCTGCGGAAAGCATCTGCGGCTGCTTCACCAGCACGAGCCGTCAGGCAAGCTGCAACTACGGCATCGGTACGGATGGGCGGGTGTCGCTTTGTGTCGAGGAAAAGAACCGCAGCTGGTGTTCGTCCAGCAATGCCAATGACCAGAGGGCGGTCACCATTGAATGTGCCAGCGACATGAATGAGCCGTATGCCATGAACAGTGCTGTATATGACTCTCTCGTCAAGCTCTGTATCGATATCTGCAAGCGTAACGGGAAGAAGAAGCTCCTGTGGCTGGGTGATAAAAATAAGACACTCAACTATGCTCCGGCGGCAGATGAAATGGTGCTGACCGTTCACCGCTGGTTTGCCAACAAAAGCTGCCCTGGAAACTGGCTGTATGCCCGTCTTGGTGATCTGGCCACAAGGGTAACTGCAGCACTGGGCGGTTCATCTTCATCCGGCATGCAGACTTCTTCACTCAAGAATCTCTCTGAAGCAGAAGCAGTTGCAAAGATCGGGCCGCTGTTTACTGCGAACCAGAAAACCACGGGCATCCTTGCCTGCGTGTCGATGGCACAGTTCATTCTGGAATCCGGCTACGGTAAATCGGAGCTGGCACAGAATGCCAATAACTGCTTCGGCATGAAGACTTCGCTTTCCGGGAACAGCTGGAGCGGCAGCAGTTGGGATGGCAAATCTGTCTATACAAAGAAAACGCAGGAGCAGAACGATGACGGTTCGATGGTCACGATCACCGCTGACTTTCGCAAGTACGCTTGTGTGGAAGACTCCATTGCCGACCATGCGGCATATCTGCTCGGTGCGATGAACGGCAGCAGAAAACGCTACGAGGGTCTGGCGGGCTGCACCGACTACAAGAAAGCGGCACAGATCATCAAGGATGGTGGTTATGCTACCAGCCACACCTATGTTCAGAACCTTTGCAATATCATCGAGCGTTGGAACCTGACGCAGTACAATGCGGCCTCTGGCAGCACCACCATTCCAGGCTGGTACCGTGTCCGTAAGAGCTGGCAGAATGCCGCTTCCCAGAAAGGTGCGTTCCACGACCTCACCTATGCAAAGCAGTGCGCGGATAAGAATCCGGGCTATTATGTTTTTGACCCGGCGGGTAAAGCCGTCTACCCGGAACCGAAGTCTTCTGTCCCATATACTGTGCGTGTATCCATCAACGACCTCAACATCCGCAAGGGACCGGGAACGAATTACGGTAAGACCGGTTATTACACCGGAAAGGGCGTGTTCACCATCGTGGCAGAATCTGCCGGTGCTGGTTCTGCGAAAGGCTGGGGCAAGCTGAAATCCGGTGCAGGCTGGATCGCACTTGACTTTGCGGCCCGTATCTAAAAACAGTCCCCGTCCTTACCGGGCGGGGCATACATATCGTGCAGATAAGACAATAATCTCCCAGATTATTCTCCGTCTTTCTGCGCCGAAATTACTTGATAATATCACGAAACAGAGGGAATATGTGACTGCCCAAAGAGAAGAAAACGGGCAGGAAAGGAGCGAAAACTATGAGTACTGGTACGGATTTCCTTGCAAATCTGCAGAAAAAGACTGTGAAGAATACAGTACAGCAGAAACAGCAGAAGAGAGTAAATGCATCTGCTGTGGATGTCTCGGCTTTACTGGAAGCTGCTCTTGGGAAAAAGAAACCTGCGGAAGCTGTGGCAGATGTTCGTCAAAGTACGGATGCTGCCACAGCTTCTTTTTTACCATTGGCTGATACGCACCAAGGCAGGTCTACTCAACAAAAGGCAAAAAACGCATCAGATAAAAAACAGACACCCCAAAAATCAAAAGACATCGTGGATGCCGGTATCACAGCCCTTATCCAGAAAGCTCTGGATGCCAAAAAGGTCATGGCGGAGCCGGACATTGCAGAACGGCTGCAGAGCAGTATGGAGAGTGAGTTTACGAAGCTCTTCACACCGGAAGAACCGCAGGAAAACAAGTTCATTTCGACGGCGACATTCCGGGCTACCAAAAAGAAAGCCGGAACCCTTAATGTGGCAGCTTACATCCGCGTTTCTACGGACATGAGCGACCAGGAGAACTCCTATGAAACGCAGGAAAAATACTTTAACCAGCTGATTGAAAACAATCCGGCATGGAATGCAGTCGGTGTGTACTCCGATTACGGCATCTCCGGCACTTCCAAGGAAAAGAGAACCGGATTCCGCCGACTGATGCGCCATTGTAAAGATGGGAAGATCGACCGCATTGTGTGCAAGTCCATATCCAGATTTGCACGAAACACGGCTGACTTTATGAGCGCGCTGGATATCCTGCATGACTGCGGGGTAACGATTCTGTTCGAAAAAGAAAATCTGGATACGGCAGACCCGACCAGCGACTTCATCCTTACGACACTGGCAGCCATTGCACAGGAAGAAAGCCGCAGCATTTCCGGTAACATCCGGCTGGGGCAGAAGATGCGCTTTCCGAAGGGGGATGTTCCCAACAAGATCCTGTACGGATACCGCTACAATGGGAAGATGGTTACTTCCGAGAGTGGGTATGAGTATAAAGACATTGAGATCGTTGAGGAAGAAGCCAGGGTCGTCCGGCGCATTTTCCATGAAGTCGTGGAAGGAAAAGCCTATACGGAGATTGCAAGGGGACTGAACATGGACAGGATTCCGGCCCCTGTCACCGACGCAGTGAGAGTAAGAAAGAAAAAATCCAAGAAAGGGCAGTTAAACAGTGATCTGCTGGATGGATGGACAGGCGGGAATATCACGCGGATCGTCCGCGCCGAGCGGTACATGGGTGCAGTCCTTATCCAGAAGAAGTTCACACCGGATTACCTGACACACGAAGTCCGGGAGAACAAAGGCGAAGTCCCTCAGTATTTTGTCCGAAATCATCATCCGGCAATCGTTGATGAGGACCTGTTTGAAAAGGCACAGGAAGTCGTAAAAGTAAACAGCGATTTATATAGTAGGACAAGATTCGGTAAGAAGCCGAGAGCGTTTTCCCAAAGACTTATCTGCGGGGAGTGCGGCCGCTTTTTCCATGTGACAAACGGAAATGGGAACTATCCCATCTGGCGGTGCCCGACGAGCAGCCGGACGACAGGAAACTGTATCTGCCATGCAGAAAAAGTATACGAGGAACAGGTTGTCCGAGTCTTCCGTAAGGCGGTCCTGGAGAGGTTCCGGCTGACGCTTAAGCCCATCCATGACAACGTGGCTGTGGCAGACATCATGAGCGGACGGTTCAAAGAGAAGTATGACAACTTCACCCCGGAAGCAGATTCCTTTGTGAGCCAGATGATTGCGAGGTTGGAAAGCATCCAGAAGCTGGATTTCATGGAACGTGACCGTGCTTTTTATAAGAAACAGATTGTCGCTGCCCATGCTAGCGTGGAAAGCACCAATAAAAAGATTCGGCTTCTGAAAAGTCAGGTGGATGTGATGCAGACCCGTTTGGAAATTCTCGGAGATGAGATGATTGACCCCACGTCTATTGAGGAAAAGAAAAAGCTCATTGAGAAGCTGGAGCAGGATGTTCAGAAAGACACGGACGCGGAGCAGAAGCTGACCGAACAGCTCGACTACATGGAAAACTACTGGGAAGAACTGGAGGACGACTATGAACGCAGAGAAAAGGCAATCGAGTGGATGAAGAATCTCCCGGCGGGTCGGGATGGTACGGTGACTTTCTTAAATGAAGTGACCGAAGAACACTGCAAGGCGTTTATTCTTTCTATCACCATCCATTCGCCGTTGAAGTTTACGGTCCACTGGTTCGATGACACCAAGACCGAGGTACAGATGGATTCCAATATTGAAGATTACCGCAATACCGCCAGCTACTACGATGGTCATACCATGCGAGATGGCAGCCAACGGAAACGGTATGTGAAAAAATAAGAGCCAGTCATAAGGCTGGCAGAAAGGGGTAAGATTATGACAAGACAAAAAGTGGATGTGATTCCGGCCAGTGTGCGGTCGGTGCAGAACGGCGGGCAGTTGAAAAGCCAGACCAACATCCGTGTGGCGGCCTACTGCCGTGTTTCCACGGGAGATGAAAGCCAGCAGACTTCCTACACGACCCAGAAGGCATTCTACAAAGACCTCATTACTC